TCCTTCCCGTAGGCCTCTGTCTCCATCCATTTCAAAAACCGGGAATCCATTGAGAATGAAATGGTGGGATCAAATTTCGTGAATGCCAGATTGACGCCGACCGTCCGGTGTCCCTTTAATCGGTGAAAAGGAAATTCCCGCAGGGATGGTCCTCCGCCCACGATGAAACATGGTTTTCCTTTCCATGAATTGTCGGGGAGGACGTCCTGAAGGAGGCGGTTGCTGCTTTTCTCTGATTCGTATACTCTGCGTTTTTGCCTGATCATTCGTCGCCTGTCAATATGTCAGAATCCTGGTTTTCTTTTGCCGTCGGTACCGGACCGCGATTCGGTCCGCTTCCCAAATGCCGAAAATAACGGGGACCGCTTTAGCTGTTCCCGCCCCTATCTTGTAGCTGTAGTCGCCGATCTTCTCGCTGTCGAAAATATACGAGGTGTAAAGGTCGGGGTCGTTATCGTGCTGAACCAGAATAATGCAAAGGCGCTTGATGGGCTCTGGGACAACGGCGTATCCGTAGGTCCCCTTGATCCGGATGTTTTCAAATCCCTTTGGGAATAGGCCCTCCTGCTGTGAGCGGCTTCTCATGTGGGAAAGTTCCGGGTCAAAAATCCCCGATCCGGATGTGGTCAAATCGACAAATACGGAGGCCTGGTCCCAGGTCCACCACCCGGCGTCGAGCTCTATCCCGTTGATGAAAATTTTCGTCACAGTCAGGATTGCCGCTTCGAGGCCCAGGAATAAACGGTTTTTATTATTGCCGTTTACTTTGTGATCAAATGCTTTGCTATAAAAATGGGTCTGGAGCGTCTTTTCGAGTAGCTGCTCAATCTCCAGGATCTTGGCTGCCTGTTCCTCCGCCGTTGTTCCCGACGGCCAGTTATTGACGTCTCCCGGATCGATGTAATTTCCCATCATGCCTCCGGATTTAAAAAAGAGGGACCCGGTGCTGTCGGTCGGGTCCCTCGCTGATTGGCCTGCATGCGGTCGATTTTACTCGATCGCGAGTTTGTTCGCGCCCTTTATATAATCCACATAAAGGACTTTTGCCGCGTCCGTTCCGTTCATGATCCCGAATCCGAGGCGCATTTCCTCGTCCTGGCAGATGTAGGTGGTGTGGCTGACCTGGGCCAGGCAGTACATGTCCGCGTCGCGGAAAACGAAAAAGCGGACCGTGTCGTGGCCGTCCCAATGAATCCCGAGCCGGAGCCAGGTCAAAGCGACCAGGTCGACTCCGGTGTCGGTCAGGGTCTGGACCGCATTGGTCCTGGTGATAACGTCCAGGTTGGCGTCCCCGTCCTGCTTTGAAAAAATGACGGCGTCGTCGGGAGCGGCTGCAAAGTAGCCCGTTCCGGTCAGAAGGCCAAACCAGAAGTCGCTCTGGGTCGGGTCGCTGATTTTGAAGCGGATCGACGCGTAGAACGGATATCCGTCCAGGAGCTTGAAGCATTCCTCCATCGTGAGGATCTCGGTGGCGTCGTTGTCGGCTGCGGCGTTTGTCACCAGGAGCACTCCGTTCACCAGGGGAGTGAGCGCCTGGGTCCCGGCTCCGACGGCGGTGACGGTCCATTCGCCTGCAATCCACCTGTGGAAGTGGTCCTCAATTCGCGCCGCGTATTCGGGCACGAAATTTTTGAACCAGTCCCATTTGTCGTGATTGAAATGGTAATTCAGAAAGTCGATATCGTGAATGAAAAGGGCGGGCTGATGTGTCCCGACCGATTCCTGAGGGAATTGATCATTTCTCATTTTTTTGTTCCTCCGTAAGAATTTTGATCAGGTCCACCTTTCTCATCGTGAAAAAGCCCGGGACCTTTAAACTGGCTGCAATCGAGCGGAGCTCTGAAATTCGGTATAGGCTGTAGTCGATCTTCTTCGGCCCCCTTTCTGGAATTGACAGGCCGTCGTCGTCTGTCCAATCCACGAGCAGGTTGCCGTTCTGCATGATCTCCTTGACCACGGCCGCGTCCGCTATCCGGATCTCGCTCAATTGCGGTATTCGAATGTTTCCCGCCCGGGTCGGAAAAACCCGGGATCGGCCCACATTCCTAATCGTTGCGATCATCTTGTCGTCCTCATTAGCAGGCGTGCGTCAGGCATTGGATCATCACGATCGCGTTGGTGTTCTCGATCTTGAAATCCAGCCGCACGGAATAAAAAACATACGTGCATTGGTCCGCTGCGCTCCGCTCGGTTTCGATGGTGATCTCTCGCTGAATGCCGATGATCATGTTCCCCTTGGGGGTCAGGAGGACGTCGGTGTATTCCCCGGCTCCGATTGTGGCGTATGGGGCTGCCGTTCCGAGGTTTGTCGGCATCAGCGGGCAATCGACGATCGGGACTTTCAGGTAGGAGGGGTCGACCGCTCCGGTAAAAATGCCGTCCCCTATGGCCGTGGCTCTCTGGGACAGGGCCTCCAGATAATCCCTGGTGACGATGTCGCTGTTCAGGAAGGCCATGTTTTTCAGGCCGCCGTTCATTTTGTACTTCGCGGGCATGAGCTTGAGCGCCCGGTGATATTTGAATTCCCAGGCGTAAGGGGCGGCGGTGTCCTGCTCGGCAATCTTCCCGGCCAGGTCGAAAACGGACCCGGATGTCCCGCCGTCGCAGGCGTTGATTACGCGGGCTCCTCCGGGAACGGCGGCGTTCCAGTAGGTGTCGGTGACAAGCTGGCTGTAGTAGGTCTGGAAACGCCAGCCGTCGAACATATGGCGGAGGTCGTCTGCGGCAAATGCGTTAGGCGCTGCGCCGGTGTTCGAGATCCAGCCGACTTCCTCGAGCTCGTTGCCGATCTTTTTCCCGATCATCCCCATGAGCTTCATCTTCCATTCTGCCTCGGTTTCGATTCCCCGGAGGTCTTCCAGGTCGTCGTCGAAAATGGCCACACAACCCCGGGCTTCCTGGGTGGAAAGCTGGATTTTATTGTGCGTCCATTCCTTTTTGTACTTCGATTCATTGAATTCTCCGGCGGGATAAAGGAACCGGCCGGAGCCGAATCCGAGCGCCCGGATGTTTTTCTGGGGTTTCAGCATCCGCTGGATTCTGGCGTATTTGATCATCGAAGATTCATCAAAAACCATATCCAGGAAGGTGTCGGCTTCTTCCTCCGTCAGCGTGATGGATGGGATGCTGATAAGGTTAAAGCCTTTTTGCATCTTCCATTTTTCGATCAATTTATTTGCGGACATTTTTTGTTCTCCTTGCTAAATTTTCGGCCGCTTAACTCAATTTGAGAGATGGGAATTTGTCGACGACGGCCTTTTTCGTTTCGTCCTTTTCGTCCTTTTCGTCCTTGTCGTCAAGCTGCTTGGAGGTGCCTTTCACCTTTTTGAGCTCGGCGATCTCTTTGGCCATTTTTTCCAGGGCTTCGTCGCGGGCCTTTTCCTTGTCCTCGGCCGCTTTCCGTACCTTCGCGTCCTCGGCTGCGATGATGGCTTCGGCTTTTTCCAGGGCCGCGATCTGCTCCGGCGTCAGATTTTTGTTCTCCGCCTTTTTCTTCTCGTCGGCGTCCTTGGTGTTCCCGAGCATCCCCTGCAGCATTTCGATGACTTTCGCGATTTGGGCCTTTGTCGCCGAGCTAAAAACGGCCCCGGCTTTCTCGATGAAAGTATCGAACGTGAATTCCTCGCCTTCCTTTTCGTCGGCGACCGGGGTGATGGTGGCCTTCACCATCTCGGTCAGGGCTTTCTTGAATTCGGCGGGCATGACGTCTTCGTCATTGTATTCCTCGAGCACGGTCAGGGTTGCGAGGTGCGCCTTCTGGACGTCCTCCGGCAGCGCCTTGATTCCGGCCTGGAGCTCATCGGTGATTTCTTCGGGCGTGAGCCAATTCTTCAAAATTTCAATCAGTTTTTCGAACATTTCCTTTCTCTCCTTTTTGGTTATTGCGAATTTCCGCCGATTTGCCGCCCGGTCAACCAGAGAAATCTCGTCAATATCGAGATCCTTGATTTTTTTGGCGCTGTCTGTTTTCGGCATCGTTTCGCTTTTGTGGTTTTAAATCGTCCACGTAAACGAGCCGGATGAGAAGTGGAGCGGGGTTTGTTCCCCTCCGACCTACCGCTCTTTACTGGAATGTTCCAACATTATGGTTAAAAAATACAGAATGCGAATATATCTTGTCAAGGGTTTTTTTGAAAAGTCGAGTTTTAAAGGATTTGCGGGAGTCGTCCTTCCGGCGTTTTATGCGTTACTGGCCCGGCCGCCCATCGAAAATCCCGTTAGCCGCCCTGCCTTGATTTCGTCCCAAATGTAGGGAGCCGTCACTTTTACCATGATCCACCAGGCCCCCGCCGGGATCTTGTCCGTCCCTTTCTGGGTTTCCTTTTCCGGGATGAACGATTCGATTATCGGGAAGTGGTACGTTTGTCCCATGTGCTGGACCATGATCCGCTTTGTGTCCTCTGAATACTTCTGCATGAAGGCTTCCTGGGCGCTCTCGATTTCCTTGGCGTCGGTATATTCGCCCTGGGTGTCGACGGCTTCCGGCTCGTAGACGATTCCGCCGACCATCTGCTTTTCCTGGTCGACCTTCATGATTTTAAATTCAAAGTCCGCCTTTTCGATTGCCGGTTCAAATTCCAGCCCGCCGTGACTCTTGCAATGGGCCTTTGCCTCCGCCTCCGTCCAGGACGATTTCGGATATCTGAATGCCTGTTCCTCGCTCACCCGCTTTCCGTCGATCGTCCGGATTCCATAAATGACGGCGTACTTTTTCCCCTCTGCTGATGTCCGCTCTATCCTGGAAAATCCAGTATAGATGCCGGGCTCCCGCATCCTGCAGGCGTGCTCGCTTGGGTATGGTTTGAGGATCGTCCGGCGGTCCGCTTTGTTCGTTTTGTATGGAGGGGGGTCCTTTTCGAATTGCCGATAATGCCTGGCCAGGTGATCGTATGCCGCCCGGTGTTCGTCCGCCGGCATTCTCCCGCCCTTCCGCTCATCGGTCAGGTCGGCCATGGCTTTTGTCAAAGCCCGGTATATGACCTTCCCGTCTTTTCGATGATGGATGAGCTTGTATTGCATTTTCTCAAATGGGGTTTTATCGTCCCGCCAGGCCGCCGCCCGTCGGAGCTCCGGGATCTTCATTTCTTTCCGGGCCTTGGCTTCGTTCCATTTTTCCATCATGGGTAAGATTTCGGTTGCTTCAAATGGAATGCTCCGCTCCTGAATGGCCGCCTTGTTTTTGCTGGCCGCCAATCTCGGGACCAGGACCAGGTCGTATATCGGGATGTGCTCGTCCTCCGGCCCCCCAATTGCAAATTCGCAGACCACGTCCTTCGCCGTCGCCTTGTGAATGGCCGCGATAACGTCCGCCACGATCGGTTCACCCATCTCATCGTCCCCGCATCTGAAATTCAAATTCACCAGGTCGGTTGTTTTCGGCTTCCCCACGAAGTCTCCGTGAATGGCCGCAAATGATTTGACCACGGTGATGGAGGGAAGGTCCCCCGGATCGAATCCGGCCAGGCTTTTCTTGTATGCCTCCCGGTCGATCGGCTGCGAGGGCTCGGTTATCTGCCCGCCCCTGCGTCGAAGCTCCCGGATGATAATCTGGTTCTTGGTCAGGAGGTCGCCCCTCTCAATTGCCGATATCACTCGGCCGCTTTTCATGAATTTCGCCACGGTCGCCTGGGTCCCCGCAAACTTGGAATTGTAGATCTGGGTTGCTCGGTATCGGAGATCCAATAAATCCGCTATCGATATTTCGGGTGCGTTTTCCGGTGTCAATTCTTCAATCTTCATTTTCCTTGTCCTCCGTTTTTCCTCTCGAAGCCCTCCATGTGTCCGCATAAAACTTTCGGGCATCGGAGCATCGTTTCCCATCCCTCTTTGACGAGGCCGGTACAGGCCCTGGTCTTCACCAGGCCGCTTCCGCATCTCGGGCATTGTTTGTTCTGGAATTCAAATATTGGGACCGTCCCCTTTATCCTCCGCTCGTATTCTTCCTTTGAGATCGTTGGGATTGGCATGTCGGTTATCTCGCTTTCTGCTTCGCTCTCCTGACCGCTACGTTGATTCTGTCGGCCGCTTTGGACCACCAGATGTTTCCGATCGGGGTCCCGGCAAAAAATACCGAGGCCATGCAGATCCTCATTTTCTTTCGGTTCCCTTCGCCCCTCAAGGCCCAGGTCCCTGGAAAGTCCCGGAGCTCGTCGACCAGCTTTTCTTCCTGCTCATCGCTCATCCCTTTGGGGTAAAAAATAATATGCGGCATGCGCCAGATGTCGTGTCCTCCGCAAATGGAAACGATCTCAATTTTCGGGATCTCATTCAGGTCCTCCAGCCATTTGTCCTTTAGGTCAAAATCCACTCGCTCTGTTTTCCATTCCCTTGATGGGGTGGTCCGGCCTTTCTTTTGCTCGAGCGGGATTCTTCCCGTGACCGTCAGATAGGCCATCCCATGGCCGTTGAGCGCTCGGGTCCTCATCGGTAGGTGTAGGTCGTCCGGTCGTCCCAAATGAGCGCATAGTCGGCGGTCCCTTCCGCCCACATTTCCGTGTCGGCGATGGTATTCGCTCCGGTGTAGGCAAGCATCCGAATCGCCCAGACCGCGTTGCTCGGCCGCTGCCCTAATCCGGGGAGCGTGTATCCTTCATAAATCGCGCGGCCACTTTGGTCGAGTTCCCGTCGAATACAATAGGCGTCCGCCAGGCGGTTCACGCCGACGGTCCTCATCGTGTTTGTCCTCACGGTCCTTGCTGGTTTGTCTGACATTTTGTCCTCCGTTTTTTAATCTGAATATGCGACCCAGCAGCCTTCTCCGTTTGGATGTTCAGGTAGGACACCCTGGGCCTCATCCATAGTGTAAATTTCATTCTGATGCTCGGCGCATATTTCGCAACATTCCGGGTCCTCTATCCTCTGCAGCTTCGTATATCCAAGCTGCCCGTATCCTTCCCGGATTCCCTCGTTCAGCCCGTAGGCCGTTTCGGTTCTCGCGATCATCTCGGCCCGGTACCGGATCTGCTTTCTGGTGTAGGCGTCCATCGCCGACTTTATCGCGGCCGGTCCGAGCTCCGGCCTATTGATGATCAGCCAGGTTTCCCTGTTTGCTGCTGCCTGGGCCATCCGGCCGGTGACGCCGACGTATTTCCGGAGGCCTATCGCGATGTCCCTCGGGTTTGTCCCGGCCTTGATTCCTTCAAGGATCATCTGGATCAGCCCGGCTCTGGATTTTCCATTGATGTCCTTTACCAAATCGAGCGCGTGAATCAATAGCCAATCCAGGGCCGCCTGGGTGAGGGGGTCGAATCCCCCTCCCGCCTTCGCCACCCGGCGCTCCCTCATCACGGAGTTTCCTCCGCCCGCGAGGGTTTCGCTCATAATCGGCTTGAAATGGTTGATCGTCCATTTGTCGAATTCGTCCCAATCGATCAGCCGGTCGACGGATGGCTCTGTCA